GAGAGCACCCGCCGTAACCGTGCCCCAGTTGGAGCCGTCCGGGTCGAAGGCCTTAACCCAGAAGCGACGTACACCCCCGATAGCGTCTTTACAGGGGTATCCCCGTCCCGTGATTGTGATATTACAAGCCATTGATTTTGGGATTAAAGACAAAAGGAAGGGGCTATTAGCCCCCTCCTTCTATCGGGTTTCTATTAGGTGGTCCGACGGAGCAAGCCGTACGAATCGTGGTCTACTACCTGCGTACCGAAAGCGAACTTCATGATAACGCGGGTAACATCGTCTCCCGTCACTCCGATGAGGTCGAGAACCGCGGCCTCGGTGAGGTCGGTCAGGAGGTTTGTACCTACGTACAGGTTCTCAACCTTCGAAATCAAAAGCGTGTCATCCGGGAAACCAGCGGGAACCACTACGCGGTGTCCCGCGTACTTGTCGGCCAAACCTTCTGCGAGGTAAGCCAACTGTGCCGTACCTGCGAGAGCGGTGTAGTACAGGGCTTTCGTAGCGCGGCTCATGTAGATAACCGCGTCGTAATTACCGCGCAAAACCGGCGGGCATTGGGTCGTGGTCAGGGCCGACAACTTCGAAAGGATATTCGCAGAAGTCAAAGCACCCGTCAAGTTTGCTTCATAGGTCGGGGAAGCCAAAACCATTTGGCGGAGCAGACCGTTGAACGCGGTGTAGGTAGCACCTGTAACCGAACCGCTGTCGATGTTGTAGTTACCCTGCCAGATATTGAATTCGATAGATTCTGCGGCACGCTTTGCGACGTACTGTGCAGCGCCTGCCTTCATGTCCGCAGGAGCCGGAGCCCCAGCACCAATCATTTGCTCGGACTCCCACGCCATGTGGAGGTCTTTGTTACAGATTTGGTCGTTAATCTGGAGGTCCGTCAAAGACAGAGCCACATCGGACAAAGCCAAAGCCGTACCCGTCGTAAACGTGCAAGTAGCAGCCTGAATTTGGCTACCGGAGAACTTCCGCAGTTGAGCACGTCCGCGGACGTTATTCAGTACGGTGACATAATTGTTCGCGATTGTGTCTGCGGCGAGAATCGCGGGGGCTACATAGGGAAGCGCCTGTTTCCCTACGTAGTTACTGGTGATTGAAGCATCTGCCATGATTACTGCATAAAGTGGTTTTGAATGATTGCAACACGCTCCGCTACGGAGTGGTTAGAAAGGTTGAGGGGTTTTACCTCTTTTTGAACTGGGGCCTTACGGATTGCCGGGGTAGCCGTCTTTCCGAGTTTCTCGATTTGCGCGTCGCGCTCTGCGATAGCCTTGTTAATCTTCTTCAGTTCTTGACTCATCGACTTGATAGCCTCCGAAATCATAGACTGGACTTCTTCGCGGGTGAGAACTTCGCTCATCTTCTCCTCTTCTTCTTTCGCCTCTTCTACCTCCTCGACTTCTGGGGCCATCCATTCTGCGATAGCGCCATCCGTTACGACGAACTTCGTTCCGTCCTCGAGGGTGTAGTCTCCGTCCGGGAGCGGGATTTGTTCGCCTTCGTCATTCACGACGAAAACGGGAACGCCGATAGCCCACTCCTCGGCTTCGGTTTGGATTTCCTGCCCTCCTTCGAGGATAGCAGTAGCCAGTGCGACCTTCTCCTCCGACAGCATGGCGCTGTACTTGGAAAACAGGGCCGCAACTCTTTGGTTAATGTTCATTGAGTTATAGGGTTTAAGGGTTTAACTATTTGGAAGGTCATTTCTTGACAGAAGCCACCTCCGCCCGCACGTCCTCTAGAATTTCTTCGAGTTCTCCGAGGAACGAATCCGCCGATAAATCGACTTTCCGCGTGAACATCCCTTCGATACTGAAGCCTTTGATTCGGTTCTCTTTTACCCATTCCTGCCAGATAGCGTCTGAATCGATTTTCATGGAAACCATCCACGTTCCACGTGGAACATTCATACCGTACATGCGGCTCTTATCCTGTTCCCCTTCGACTATCCACGATTCGATAACCGTAGTTCCATTTAAGGGAACTTCGTGCTCGAGGGTAGCGCGGTTCTGGTTGCCTGCCTTGAAATAGAGTTCCATGGCTTTGCGTACGGTCTCCTTCGAGAACCAGATATGGAATTCCTGTTCGTCTTTCCGCCGGTAAATCGGTTTGTCTGGGATGAGGGCCGGACCCATAACCACGCGCCGTTCTTTGTCGGTCGTTTGGAAGTTGTACTGGGTAGAAAGGGCGACCCAGTCCGCCTCGATAGCAGGTTCTGCCACCAAAGAAATCGCCTGAATGCCGTACGCGTCGGCTTGTTCGTCGATTACGAGTTCGAAAATTTCCATTATCCTACTAGGCTAGCTTGTTCTTTTATCTTTTGGTTCGCTTGTTGTGCGTTTGATACATCCGAAGCGAGTACATAACTCCGGAACCCGCTTGTTTGGCTTCCATTCATAAACGAAAGGTCTATCTGCGGGGCTTGAGGACCTCCGCCTCCGCCCCCTCCGCCTCCGCCAGCCGTGTTCATATTCGCCATTTCGTCCGAAGGTGGCCACTTCTGTTTGCTAATCGTTGCAATTTGTGCAATACCCATAGCCGCCACGGATGCCGCTTGAATAATTCGCAGGATAGTCGAGGGCTGGGTTTTATCGGTAAGGGCTGCGGTAACACCTTCGGCGGTATTCATAATCGCAGAGGCCATAGAAATAGCCTTGTTTATCTTGAAGTTGCGTTCGGCCCTCTTTTCGTCTCCTTTGGTAAACGCTTCGTTTAGCGCGTTGATAGCCTCCAGCGTTCCGGTAGCAAAAGAAACCGCCGCCTTTGCTTTGTCTTTTTGGATATTCGCGTAATCGTGCAGGTAATTATTTTCCGATTCTCTTTGTGTATTCAGATAGTCGTAATTGCCTTGTATTAACTGCTTATTTACTTGGTTTTGGGTCTGTAACTGCTTCTGTGCTGCTTCTCCAATTAAACGCGCCCGCTTCTGTAGTTCGAAATTCAGGGCTTTGAGGTCCTGTAACTCTTTATTTCTTTCCTCCTGTGCATCTAGTGCCGCCTGTTCCCTTTCTGCCTTTGCTTCTGCCTCCTGTTCTTTCCTTTCCGCAGCGGCCGCCCTCTGCTCCGCCCGAAGTCCGTTTAACTTATTGCGTAATTCCGTCTGTAACGTCGAGGATTCCGCTTGCAGGTTGTAAACCTCTGCCTCGAGGTCTGCTAGTTTCTTGGCTTCTTCTGCGCTTGCCTGCCTTCCGTGTAGTGACTGCCTCGCGATACGTAGTTCCGTGTTGGCGTTGCCCAGCCTTTGCGAAAGCAACTTAGCTTCCAAGGTAGAAGCCTGCTCCGCCGCTTTGATACGCTCGTTAATGGATTTCGTGGTGTCGTCTGAAACCCCTTTCAGGCGTTCAATTTCCGCCCTATTCTTTGCCGTTGCAACCGTTACGGAGTTCTGTGCTCTGGCTAGGGCTTGAGTCGCTCGCGTTAACTCCGCCTGTGCAGCCGAGACCTCTTTAATTTCTTCGCCGATTCCCGTAACCGCTGCCTTTGCGTCTGCCGCTGCTCCTTTGAAGTCTCCCTGAAATAGTTTAACGATAGCGCCGCCTAAATCCGCGACCCTTTGAATAATCGTTTGGAAGATAGCCCCTAGCTGTTCGGTAGCTACTTGCAACATAGCAGCCCCTTCCGCTGTCTGGGTAAAGTAGGCCGCAAGGCTTCCTACCGCTACCGCAATGGCCCCGATACCGGTAGAAATAAGGGCGACCTTTAGAAGGCCCATCCCCTTAGTCATAGCCCCGACCGACTGAACCCCTTTGTAGATATTAGAAGCCAGTCCACCCGTTAACCCGTCGAGCCCTTCTAGCGCACCTTTCCCGGTAGTACCTAGGTCATCGAATTTCTGTTCGGCGGCATCGAGGGCCGCGTCTAGCTTCGAGGTATTCGCCGATACGTCTACTACTACCTCGCCCCCTTTCTTAGCCATGGAAGATTCTATAAAGGATATACACTATTCCGCCGTACCACCCGAAGAAGACTATAAACGCCAGCACCGCATCCACAATCCTATGCCAAAGCGGGCGGCGCGGTTCCTTCAGTAGGTGAAACGCATCTATGATATAACCGAAGTCTTTGCATCCCTTTACCTTAAACTTTCCGAAGTCGGGGAACTCTGTAGTTTTCATGGCTGGTAACAGTAGGCGGTACCTGCGTCGTAGATAAATCCGTACCGTTCGCAGCAGGTCCTATTTACGGTGAAGATACTGGACCCGGTAGACGTGGTAAACTCAATTCGCCCCGTACGTCCTGTAGACGGGAGGTACGTACAGTCCCGAATGGTTCCGAGAATCTTGAGAAGAGTAACCGTTACCGTCCCTTCTGTGGTCGGGTCGTATCCCGATATTTCTATAACCCTCCAGTACGTATCAAAAAGATAAATTTTGTCGCTCCATTCGAACGTAGAGAGGTCGTAGGGTTCTAGGCGGAACGTAGCCGTAAGTATCCGCGCATCCGAAGAATACAACTGGTTCGCGTATAGTTGCCAGTACTTGTTATAGAGCGTGTCGTAGGGGTTCGCGGTAATATCGAAGAACGGAAGTTCGATACCGAACATAAGCGAGTCGGTAGGTACGTCCGCATCTTGCGTGTTGTTCGTGTCGAACTGTCCGAAGAAAGGCAGGTCGTTCGCTACCGACGTTCCTAAATTGTCTACGAGGATACTTGCGTCCAGTTGCCCGTTCCAGAAAGCCAGTCGCGCCTTTACTTCAGGTAACGAAACGTCGTCTGCGGCCTCCGCAGAAATCAGCCGGAGGATATTCAGTGGAGTGTCTGGAATCAGAGAGGTAACGAACGGAGCGAAACCCGATTCTATAATTTCTTCCCCGGTGGCGAAGTCGTTCGCAGGGTCTAAGATTTCGTGCTGTCCGTAAACGCGGGAGGTTGAGTTCTTAAATACCACGTTTACGAGGTCCTCCCCTTCGGAGTGGGTCCATACGTACCGCTTCTTCTGGAGGTCCGAAGTAGGGGTAACGTTAATATCCATTCCGAGGTCTATCTTATTGGTCCAGTCCTTTTTGTCCCCTGTGGCCATATAGTCGTTAAAGGGTTCTATATAGATTTTCTTCGGGTTGACTCGGTCGGGGATAAATACGAGGTTAAAACACTTTTGAAGACCCATCAGGAAATCGATTTGCCGCATCTTCGGCATGTTCCGCGCGGTGTCCAGAGTCGAAACCCACGGGAGCACGCTTGTGATATGCCACGAGGTTCCTCCTATTCCTACTTTGCTGCCATTTGATTTGAAGGTAATATCTCCCGCGCTCGTCTTAACCTGTAATTTCCACGTGGTACCTGCGGTGAAATTTCCGGAGAATAATCTCTGGACATTGAGGCCCCCTAAAGTTGGAGCAATAGTATAGCTTGTCGTTCCGTCCGTCAGTCTTAATTGAGCCGTAGCCCCCGGCGTGGCAATAGTTACGTTATAATAAAAAGACATCGTATAGAACCCCGTCACGGGAACGGTCCACGTAGCGGTAGCAAAGTCGGCCCCTAAATCATAGAAGGGGCTGCCTTCTTGAAAAGTAACGTCTGTAAATGTAGTAGGAGCGGTCAAGGTCAGGTCGGAGGTCCTGCCTACCCAAAACTTCATAGAATCGAGGTCTTCGGTAAACCGTAGGTTACGCCCTCCCCCGTGTAGCATCATGTATAGGTCGGACTGCCCTGCTAGCCACGTAGACGCGTATTCAAAGCCCGCCGTGTCGAAGATTTCTTTTACCACCTCCTCGACCCGGATAAACGGGGTAAAGTCCGAAGGGTACATCTTCGAGGTGCCGGGGTTTGTCGTTCCGTTCCAGTTCCGAAACCTGTCCACTACGCCGTACCTCACGTCTCCCGAAAGGAGGGACCCGCTCCAACTCCCCGTTACGTTTGAGTAACTTACAGAGTGGTCAAAGGCCGATAAATCCAAGTCCGACAAAAGGGACTCCCCGACCGATTTCGCGAGGTCCGCCGTCTCCCCAAAGAAAGCTAGTTCTACGTCTACAAACTGTCCTTTGGTCAAATACCACCCTTTTACTTGGATATAGCCCTGCATAATCAATACCCCGCCGTCCATTAGACGAACGGGTATCTTCTCTTTGAGGTCGTAGGCCGGAACCTGTGCGAGGGTGTAGGGTCCGAATACGTCCTCGTTCTTCGGGGTCAGGGGAACCCGGAACGTCTGCGAGTATCCGGAGGTCGGTTTGTTGACCTCGGTAATATCCGTAAACGCGTACGTGAGGTTTACGGGTTCGAACTCGTAAATCTCCAGTTCCTTCCACGTGGTCCGGTATGCAAGAATCGTTAGCATCGGATAACTTGAGCGAGTTCTACGTTTAGGGCCATCTGGGTCACGCGTCCGTCTGCAGTGGTTTTGTAATTAGCCTGCGAGGTCGTGACCGTTACCGGATTCCATACCCCGTCGATTTTCGCGTACACCTTCCGCGAGCGGAGCAGGAACGGGAGCAGTTTAGAATCTGCGACGTTAAACACGCCGTTCAGGGTGTACTGAAGTTTCGCGGTCTTCTGGTACGCTTCTACCTCCGGGTTGAAACTTTGGAAGGTATAGGTAACCGCGTCGTAATTGCCGAGGGCTTTTCGGTACGTCTTTTCTTCGGTCGTGATACTACGCCCCGGACGCCCTTCGAACTTGAGGTAGTCCCACCCGCCCCGCGAGTTCGCGAACGCTACCTGTACCGCTTGGTCTTTGTAGTCTGTGCAGTCCCGAATGATAGACAGTACATTCCCTTCTTGAGTCCCAGACGCGTTCTGCGGGGTAATGGTAATTTGCTTCCACGAGGTCGCGGAAAATATCGGCGTAAGGACCTGTGCCGGCATGATACCCGCATACACCAGAAACCCGTTTGTAGGGGAGGACGCGGACGGGAGTTGTGCGCCGTTGGTCGTGTTGAGGTCTTTCGTTACCGTAGTAGGTGAACCCGTCGGGGGCACGAGAAGGAAAGACAGCCGCGTAACATCCGAAACGGTGTCCTTATTGATAAAGGCCATAAATCCTTCGTCATCGTCCGCCGCTTCTATCGTGATTACGTTATTTACCGGTTCCCGGTCGGTTAGCCAAAACTTCTTCGTGCTGGCGGTTCCGTAGTAATCCGCAAACGAGGGATGCAGGCCACTAGTAACCTGCTCGTACCCGTCCATCACGTAGATATACTTCGTGGCCTGTGCGAGCGCCTCCGTGCCCGTGTACTCCCCGATTTTTACCTCGTACTTGTTCATGTTCCCGTTGCTACGGGTGTACGGGAGCGCGGAGTAATCGAAGAGCAGGGTAGAAGCGCCGTATACCTTTTCGTCTACCCGCGTCCGCGCCTGAATTACTCGGTTCAGGTCGAAATGCGCCCGGTCGTTAGAATTGGGCTTAAGGTAGTATTTCCCTATTTCCGTCCCGTTCTCGAATACCTGCACGATAAACGCGAACGTGTCCGTAATCGTGAGGGACGTTTGGAGCGTGTAGATAAGGGGCTGCCCGGCGGGCATCCACGTTTCGGACGGGTTAGACGTAAAAGACGCGGCCATAATTACGCGTTTAGAGTGATTTCTATCGGGTTCGCTTTGGCTACTAGTTTCTTAGCGAATTCCATACCTACGGCCTCCGCTAGTTCCTTCCCTTTCTTGCGGAAGGCAACGTCGAAGCCGTTAACGAAATAACGAACGCCGGGTATTCCCTTACGTTTGATGCTGCGGGCTATCAGGAACGCGGCGGAGTTTAGTTTCGCTTCTGTCTGTTTGATATAGGCCCCTGTCTTCGGGTCGCGGAGCCGGACGGGTTTAACCTTCATCCACTCCCGTACCGCTTGCGTGGGTGGCTGTTTGCTTCGGTACGAGAACGGGGAGCCGTGCCGTACTTGATTCCCGTTTACGCCCCAGTGAACGAACGCCGCATAACTCTTCGCTTTGCCAGAAGCCGTCAGCTGGATGCTGTCTACCTTCCCTTGGGTTTTGCCTAGCTTGAAGGTAAGGGACCTCTGGAGGGTACGCGTCGCTACTCCGTACCGGGGGTTCTTCCCGATACGTTTGGTTCCTAGTTCGCGCTTCGAAGCGTTTACTACTTCTTCTGCAAACTCTATCCACGCTTTGTCTGCCTCTCTCATCGTCCCTGTCCTCGATAGGGTTTCTTCCAGTTCTTCCCCGCTTTGTGGGTTCCCTGCTTCTTCTTTGCGTGTACCCCCGGACGCGATATGCTGCGTTCTATCCGCAGCGGTTGCGCCTGTGCTTTAGCCTTCGCCATCGAGCGGTTGCAAATTTTGCAAGGCTTGAACGCCCGCCGCGACCTCGGAATAAGGTCGAGAAACAAGATAGTTTAGGAGGGCTTCCCGCAACTCCGCGCTAATTACGTAGTTCATGGCCGTTCGCCGGGCTGTCCGGGTTCGTATACGTCCACCGCCCCCGTAAACGGGTTCACGTCTTCGGGTCCCGCCGTGGTTACATTTTGCAGGATAGGCAACTTCAGGCGCTCGTATGCTTCGGTGATGTTGTAGCCGTTTGGAGTAAATGGCCAGTTATCGTGCCGAAATACTTGGCTTTTGTATTCGAGGGCCTCGGTCCCTTGTAGGCGCGTCGCCTGTTGGGGCCACCCACCGAGGAACACCTCCGCAATCTTGTTGTGCCAGTCGATATTTAACCGGGTTACTTTCCAGTAATTGAGGTCCACGCCGTAGGCTGTGGTAATTGTCTTTTGAAGTGCCATTATGCGCTAATTATTCCTTTGGTTTTTAAATCAACGATAAGCGTTCCAAGGATGTCTGCAAGTTCTTCTACCGTGGTGGCGTTTGCGTCGCACGTCCGGTCGGTGGTAAGGTTGGAAAAAGTCGTGTATCCCGTTTGGGCGAGTCCTACGGTACCACCTGCGAATCCGTACCCTCCGTCATCCCGCACGACAAAACGAGCCGTGCCGCTGCTATTCTCAACCCTAAAAGATTCGTTAGTGCTGGTTCCGTGGCCTCGAACCGTTACCGAAGTAGTAGAAGTAGGGGCCGTGGTTTTGAATCCCGCCGCGCCGCTTCCCAGTTGGATGAATAACTCTGTGGCAAAATTGGCGTAGCTTAAAACAGGCTCCGCGTTGCCGATTGTAGTATATCCCGAACCTCCGTTCCATTTGGAACCTTGCAAACGAAACGAGGAGGTGGTAGGTGTAGTGCTTCCGTGGATGCCACTTAATTTGATAGGATTGCCTTGCTGGCTTGTTGCGCCAAAGCCAAAGATTGAAAGGCCTCCCGTGGTATTCTCGGGGAAAATGATACCGAAGGTGTTCGAATCCTGTGCGTTTGCAGCGGCCTGACTTTGACTGATTCCCGTATGCCGTAAGGATATGCCTCCCCAGTACGTTCCTGTTTTGGTAACAGAAAGGCCGGGGGTATTTGCCGGGTATGTGCTGTGATTAGTTACCAATACACGGCCGTCATCCTGAATTTTGAAGCGTTCCGTCCCGCTGCTATTTTCAAGGTTGAAAGCCGAACCCGTGGTGGTTCCTGCTCCGCGAACTTCCAGCGTAGCCCCCGGCGAAGTATCCCCACCTACTGAAAGGCGGTTATTCGTAGCGTCGTAATAGAGGGCGGCTTCTGCTCCAAACGAGCCGGAAGCATTGTACTGTATCTGTCCGTCACTACCCGCCGGACTGGTTGAGCCTCCTCCGGTTGCAGCAATGGTTACTGTATCATTTACCGCATCAGGTGTTAAGGTAATATTCGTCCCCGCAATCAGTGTTAATGTATCCGAAGCGGAATCTGCTACTATTTGGGTAGACCCTATCTGAACCGTGCTAAATGCATTTCGCGTACTCCAAGAAAGCGTACCGGCCCCGTTCGTCTGGAGGACCTGTGCGCTGCTTCCGTCGGCAGAAGGCAGCGTGAAGGTGGTGCTGGCGGTTAGCTGTGCGGGTGCCTGTAAAGTGACTCCAAACCCCCCATTATTTGGGGCTTCCAGTAATGTGATAGATGAAGACAGTGCCCCGTCTGTCGAGCGGATTGTAGTATCCGGTAGAACTACCGAGCCGCCGGTAAGTTCAACGACGCTCACGCTCGAGGACGTAAAAAAGAAATCTTCGCCGTTTAGTTCAATACTTCGGGTGCCGCTTAAGGTAACGTTGTCGTCATCGAGCCGTGCGCTGTCAAAGGTTATAGTATCGGTTCCGCTTGCGGTGGTAATAGTCATTCCCCCGGCTGCGACCAGCGTGAGGGTATCGCCAGCGCTGTCCGCTATCACGTTCGACTGTCCGGATACGGCGATGTTGCTGAATGAGTTAATCGTGCTGGCAATTGTGATGCTATCCGCCCCCGCGTTAGTGGTAATATTTACCCCCGTTCCTGAAACGAGGGTAACGGTTGCCCGCGTGTCGTTTGCTACTACGTTAGATTGTCCCGATACCGCAAACGTGCTAAATGCTGGCTCTTCATTTCCGGGAGTCCACGAACGAACAAAGAGGCGGCCCGTGTTTTGTTGTGACCGCGTTACGATAGCCACGGGGATAGCTGGAACGCCCGCCGTGCTCGAAAGTTCGCCCGCCGTCCCGGAAGCGTATAGAATCGTTCCTATGGCGTAGGCGTCAGTATTGATTCCCCGCAGTTCCCCGTACGTACGTGCGTGCCCCGTTCCTCCTATGCTTAACTGGTCCTCCGCAAGCCCTACCAGATACATAGGGCTATCTACGTCGAGGTCGAACAGCCCTACCGAAACTTTATCCCCGTGGCTGCCTATGGCCTTAAGTAGTTTCCCCTTTGCGATTACAGACCCTGAACCGTTGTATACGGCCATATCGAGGGCGCGGGGTGCTCCGTTAATCCACTCCGCAGAAACCTCATCGTAAATCAACGCGTCGTGGTCGAGAGGGTCTGTTATCGTTACGTCGGTAAGGTCATCGAGCGAACCTCCGCCGCCAGTCGTTAAGCTAACTACCCCGTTCCCTTCGTCGGTGAGGGTTCCGTTAGCTACTTTGATAGTATTAACCGAAAGAACGTCTACCGTGCCGTCCTGCGTAAGCATCCGCAGAAGGCCCCTCCTTGCGTAGACGAACCCGCCCCCTTCAGGTTGTACGCCGTTTATAGGAGCGTCGCACGCGCTACGGTCGTACGGGAGTTGGATACCCAGTTCCAGAAGGACCCCTGCGAGGACGTTAGACCCCGCTTCTTGCAGAGGGGTAACGGTGGCGTTTACCACCTCGTAATCCTCCGAGAAAATGAAGATATTACCCCCGTTCGCGATATCTGCGAGGATATCCTCCGCGCATTGTTCCGCGTCACTTACTATTTCCTTTTGTCGCTCTGTCTTCGATTCGTAGTGGCTGGGGAGGTCGAAGATATATACCTCGAAATCCAGCGTTTTCGTGGTGTCCTCGTACGTCGCCCCGGTATAGACCACGTGCATAAGCGGGTACGAATCAAACTTCTGTAGGTCCACATCTTCCGGGGACCCAAACGAAAAGGACCGGATAAAGAAGTGGTTATCTGCGAAGTCTTCGAACCGCTTTATAATGGTGTTTAGAGTAATCATTACGGGGTGTTTTGGGCCTTAAAGGAGGATATTACCGTCTTTGCTTTAACTCGTGGGCAAGGTCTTTTAAGAAGGCGAGGTGTTGGAGGGTGACGTTAATCGGCTTTTGCGTAACTTCTTCCATACGGAGGAAACTCTCTCCCGAAAGTTGGTAGAGGACCGGGTACCAGCCCCATTTGTCTGCGAGTGCAGAACCGCTTCCCCCGCCTCCAGTAAAGACGCTTGCAAAGTCTGTAGACGTACGATTCTTGTATTCCAAAAAAAAAGCAGGGCACCCGAAAAGAGGTCGGCCGGCATCTTCTTAAACGGCTCCGCGTCCTCTTTGGCCGTGTATGCCTTCAGCTTGTATTCTTTGCCTACGTGGTATTTCATAGGCCGATACAGGACGGCCATGATGCGGTGCGCGTTTGCCCAGAAGTCTTCTTGATAGCTTTCGCAGTCTATCCATTCACCCGTGGTGAACTCGTCCCAGTCTTTGATAAATCCGTACTTCTTCCCTTCGAGGTTTATGATAGGTTCGTGGCGCGCTTCTTCGGGGATGTGGTTTACGCGGTTAAGGATTTCGTAGATGTCGCCCATCGGAATAGTGCGGGCCTCATGTTCCGAAATATCACAAACGGCGCAAACCTTTTGCAGGTCTGTCGACTTCGTACAAAGGACCTGTAACTGCCCTAGGGTTAGCTGGCTCCAGTTGGTAGGGTAACGCATCGAGGAAATAACGGGAAGAAGTGATTTCCTCAAAGTTAGGGCATAAAAAAAGGCCCCGGAGGGCCTTCGCTTCGTTTAGGCGATTGTGTACCGGATTCCGTCTACCTCTGTCCTTCCGCTCATGTTCTCGATGTACCCGGTTTCGGTGAGAACTTCAACCCATGTACCGAACTGGTCCGAGAATTGACCGACAACGGTTAAACGGTAGTCAACGTTGAAGGAATCGTTGTAAAGGACTGTCGTGCCGAAGGGGAGGTTTGAAAAGGTCATGTTTTCCGTTTGTTTGATGAAGCAAAGATAGGACACCACTTCTAACCTTCCAAACTTTTCCCTAACTTTTTTTCATCCTATCCGGTACCTTCCGTAGTTCGGGTTACTCTGGTTGAACATAGCCGCATACCGCGCCGCGTCTATGGCGTGGTTAAATGCGTCTACAGGCTCGTTCAGGTTCTTCCCGTTTTTGTCCTCCTTCCACTTGTAGTTCCGGAGTTCCTTTATCAGGTTCAGCGAACGCGACGTAACCGCCAAAGGCTTCGAGTGGAAGAACTGGATTCCCGCACGTACGGAGTCGGGACCCTTCCGCGCCGGGTGTACGTTCATTCCGTAGCCGTGTAGTTCGTCTATAGACTTCGGTTCGGCGCTGTCTGCGATTACAGTGTTCTTCCCTACCTCCGATTCGAGCAGTTGGAATATCTGCCTATTCGAAAGGCCGTTCTGATATAGAACCTCATCGAGCAGGAACGCTTCCCCGTCCGAGTAGACCGCTACGCACGCCGTAGGGTCGTTCGTGTACCCGAAGTCTAGCCCGTAGGATACCAGCTTAAAGCGCGGGTCTATGGTTTCGGTTTGGCTCCAGTGGGTGAGGATGGTGCTTCGGGATTGTCCCCGCTCTCCGAGTCCGTAGATTCTCCAGTAGTTCGGGTCGGCCACTTGTAGCCGTTCAATTTCGGTAACGAGGGACGGTTCAAGAAAGGGGTTGTCTCGGAACGTCGACTGAAAGAACGTGGCATCTTCTCGAGGTATTACGTGGTCGTATATCCAGTGGAATTCGTCGGACGGGTTGTAGTCCAAAAGTACCTTACCCGTGGTTCGGATAAGCAACTGCCTAAAGTCTTCGAGGTTTAGTTCGTTCGCCTCGTTTATGAAAAGTACGTCCCGTTTGCGTCCGCGTATCTTCTGGGGCTGGTCAATACTGATAAATTCTATCAGGTTCCCCTCGAGGATATAGGTGGCGTCGCTTTTGTTGTGGTTTACCTCTGTGTAGATTCCTTCGCGCTTGAGTACCTCGAAGAAGTCCCGCATAACGGAAGCACGGAGTGCCGGGAAGGTCTTTCGGCAGATTGTGAGTACCGCCCCTCCGTTTGGGTTCCTGTAACAGAACTCGACCAGCGAAAGGAGGATAGAATACGTTTTGCCCGAACGGGTACCGCCTTGGTGTACCTGTATCCGGGTCTTACAGTTGCGTACGTCGTAGTACGTCTTCGCGAGTTTCAAAGGCCTTCGCCGTTAAGCCATGAAAGGGGCGAGCGTTCCGTTACCTCGATTTCCTGTCGCTCGATATATCCCCGCTTCTTTCCTTTGGTCTTCAGGTAGAAGATAGTCGCGGCGGGGTTCCCCTCTTTCACGAGTTTGTATAGGTGCGATTCTGCAAAGTCGATTACACTTTCTTGGATGGATTCTACCGCTGCTTTGTAGGCGGGGTCGTCTTTCATCCAGTTGTAGTGACTCTGTCGGTCTACATTCGCGGCCTTCGCTGCCGTCGAAACGATACCCAAAGACTTCTCGAGGGCTTCCAACATGGCGACCTTTTTAGGCGCCGAAATTGTCGAGTTCATAGTTAACTAACGAGTTCAGCCTTCTTTCCTGTGAAGTCCTCCCACCGCTTTACAATTACGTCGCAGTATTTGGGGTCAAGTTCCATTCCGTAACAGATTGATGCGTTTTGCTCCGCAGCTATCAGCGTAGTACCAGAACCCAAGAAAGGTTCATAAACCAAACCCGGCCACGACTGGATAAATACTTCTGCGAACTCTACCGAGAAGGTGGCTGGATGCTGCGAGCGGTTTTTATCCGTTGCGCGATTTACCCGTATAACTGAATCGCAAATTTTTGTATCCTGATATGTGTAGGACCCGTCCGGTTCGGCTTGCGAAAAACCACTTACTTTTCCAGATTTTGAACGTAAACCTTTTTTGGTTTTGGTTTTCTGTCCCGCCATTTTGCTTTCCAGAATCTTTTTAGGTTTTAATGATTCTTGATTAAAGTGAAAAATAAACTCGTGAGACGGTGCAAACCTGCCGGACCAGTCTCCGGGCAATCCCCAACCTGAATCCCAAACATACCAGCCAAACCTTCGCCATCCTTCGGACTGCATCCATTGAATCCAGTTTTCCCAATATAACTGCACTTCGTTATCTCGATGTATTAAACCCAAGTTCACCAAAACTTGACCTTCCGGCTTCATATGTAGATTTGCGAATACTCCTAACATTAGCGCGTCCCAATCTTGTACTATCTCCTTTGCCGCTCCGTAATCCCTTTGTTGGCCATAAGGAGGAGAGGTAAAGCACAAGTCCGCCTTCTGTCCATCCATTAACCGCGCCACGTGTTCCGCGTTCGTGGAGTCCCCGCAAAGGAGACGGTGTTTTCCGAGGATGTACAGGTCTCCCGGTTTGGTCTTCGGTTCTTCGGGAACGCTGGGTACTTCGTCGGGGTCTGTTAGGCCTTCTTCGGGTTCCGCTTCAGGGGTCCACACATCGAGTCCCCAGTCCTCGAGTTGGTTTGCGTCCCACTCATTCGCGAGGATATCCCAGTCCCATTCTCCGTACCCTACGTTATCCTTTATGATAAATTCTTCTTGCTGGGAATCGAGCCACGAAACCACGTGAACGGGGACCTCACGTAGTCCGGCTTCTTTGCAGGCCCGTAGACGCATATTTCCGCCCAATACAACCCCGTCCGGCGTGCAGACGATAGGGCGTACCTCTAACATCTGCGGGAACGCTCTAATCGACTGAACGAGTTTCTGGAACTTATCGTCTTTAATTACCCGCGGGTTCTTCGGGTTTGGCTTGAGGGTATCAAGCTTTGCCCGTTGAGGTCCAGTATTCTTCATTGTGCCAAATTTCGCCCATTACGTCCCTCGCTATTACTTCGAGCCATGCACGGTCTACGGAATCGGCCGGCCGGATTCTTTCCGTGTACTGGGTGTCTTCGTGGTACGTCGGTCTGGGTACGTACGAATGAATCTTACCCTCACGTGCGTACTTGAGTATTTGCGCCGCTATCTGGTGGCGTTCTTCTTTCGTGTAACTCATTCTTCGAGTATTGCGATTATTACCATGCTCAAGGCTACGATAAGACAGAGGGCGAGGATATTGTTTAGGTGTTCCATTAGCCGCGTGCTAGTTCTTCCCTCATCCAGTCGTCGAAGAAGCCTTCGCGCCGTCCGAGGTTAATCCACTTTCGGAATCGGTCCTGCCTTCTGTTTTCGTGGTATCGCGGTTCATATCCTGCGGGGACGGGGTAGAAGTCTCCCGCGTCGGACTGGTATACCATTCCTGCATCCATCAGCCGCGAAATAGCGGAGGTTAGGGTTTGGTGTGGGTACTGCGACACGATTCGGAGGTAGTTTAGGCTTACTCCGGGTGTTTTGTCGATTAAGGAAAATACATGGTAGACCTTCGGGAGGTCTTTACCGCTGGCTACCTGTTCGCGGTAGGCCTTAAGGGATAGGGTGCTCATATCGTTCGTTATTCTCCGCGGCGTGCGATAGCCTCCGCGAGTGAATGAATGTCCTTCTTTACCACGAGTTTCGTTCCGTCGGTAAAACAGAGTTTAGAACCCGTAGTACGGAGGGTGTGTTCCTCGAGTACATGGGTAACGGTGTCGAGGTTGACGTACACCAGTCGCGCGTCCTTATGTCCGAGCAGTTCCAACAAAATGTAATTATTCATCTTTTCCTTGGTTAGGGGTTTAGCACGTCAGGCAGGATTCGAACCTGCAACTTTCGGTTTTGGAGACCGACGTTCTGCCAATTGAACTACTGACGTGTTCTGTTACCGCTTATTCGCGTAATAGGCCACGCGTACCTTTTCGCGAATCTGGTACTTGAAATCCTCGAGTATCCTTTCGAGGTCGCGTTCGAAATTCATGTCTTCGTGCCACTCGTTGAACGAGTCCGGCCCCCGGTCGGGGACGCTGCTACTCTGGACCCGTGGCCCGTCGGCGGTGTAGTGGTTTGGCATTAGTCGATGTCTTTTAATTCGGTTAGGACCTTCTTCGCTTTTTGCACGATTACGTAATCGATGCTATTTAACTGGACTTCTTCGATAAAGTCGTGGGCGGCGGCGTACTTCTTGTGGAGGTTCATGTACTGCCGCTCAAGGATTTTGTACTCGAGGCTCATTTCGTTCGTAGTTCGTTAGATGTTGCTGCTACTTGAATTCCGTAGGGGTCTACCCAAACGAAAATCATTTTTCCGTGCGGGTCTCGGAATTCAATTCCGAGAATGTACCCATCAACTGGACAGTTGTGAATCTCGGTGACGAAACCGCGGCTCTCGTAATAGGCGGCGGCGGCTTTGCAGGTCTCGTGGGTCAGTTTCATTTTTTCCGTCTGTTTGATGGGTCAAAGATATGCAAGATTTCTATTCCTGCAAACGTTCAGTATCTTTTTTTTCATTTGCCAAAGACTCGTGTACCCGTTCGGTCTCTTTCCAGACGTAGGCCCCAGAGTCCGCGTAGGCGACTTTCTTAAGGTTCTCTATCATGTTCCGTACGCACGATTCGCAGTTACTGGGGCTTTCGTTTGTGTGGTATGTACGGTTGTAGAGTTCCGTAAGTTTCAAATTCTGGTCCCGGCTAATGAACTTTTCCAAAGGCCCCAGAAAGTCACGGAGTTCTTGGAGGTCTTCGGGAGTGATTAGCGCGGGCCATTTCTTGAGGGGACAGGCTTCGGCTTTTAGGGAGGCTTTGGCTGGCATGAAGCACCCGCACAAC